CAGTAACGCACCCGCTATTAAAAATTATCCCGTTCAAGGTTTGGCAGGTGGTTGCATTATGCCGCTCGCTCTCATTCGACTACAAAGTGCGTTTAGCAAAAAAGGAATTAAGTCTCTTATTATCAATACTGTACACGACTCGGTGGTAATAGACGTGTATCCCGGCGAAGAAAACTTAGTTTCTAAGTTAGCGTATAAAGCTATGGCGGATGTTACAAAGACATTTGAAGACTATTATGGAGTACAATGGTCTGTGCCTTTTGGTGTAGATTTAGAAATAGGAAATAATTGGTTACAAATGGACACTATTAGTTTGACTTAACGAGTAAAATGTTTTATAAATACAAAATCAAAAATGAAAGGAGGTCACATGACCGATTTACCAACAGTTAATAGTAACGTGAGTTTTGACCAAATTGCAGCTGTCATAGGGCAAGATATGCCTTCGTCACCTACGATTGGTCACACAATTTTAAAAATAAATAGAGACAATGAAGACGACGATGGTAATGCTATACCACCCGGAAGTTGGATGACTACACACGAAGGCAGGACTATTTATGCCAAAAAAGCTAGTATTCAAGTTTTTCTTCAGCGTTATCAATATCTTCAATACGATGCGAAGATTAACGAGTTAGTCAACAAGTCTGTATTGGCTAAGAATCTGTATCCACAAACAGAAATACCTGACATGCTAGGTACTATGCGTTGTGGTTCAGTGCCTGCCTCCAAAAGGGATGGACTCACAGTAGAACAGATATATAAGCAACAGCAGATTAGTTGTTTCCGTAATTTGTGGGGCAAAGTATTCCTTGAGGATGCAGTAAATTCAGATGGTGAGAGCGTCGAGGTAGGGGGGCTTCCCGTCGTCTGGAGAGCGAGAGGGGCTAACTTTATGCCCATTTCGGATGTGTTAGACAGCTTGTCTGCACAGAAAAAACCTTTTCTCTTCTATAAGTTATCAGCCGATTTGCAGAAGCAGAAAAAGGGTAGTAATGTTTACTATGTAGCCAACTTCTCAATAAATGGAGGTCCTTCTGAGTTTTCTCAGGAAGACCAAGAGTTGCTTAGCTATTTCGTAGACTATGTAGCGAGTGAAAACAGTTATATCATGAAAGAGTACGACAAATGTCTAAAATCATCAGACCACGTCGTAGATAGCAGTGTAACTGTTGATGATTTAGATGATGACCTGTCTGCGGTAATCTGATGAACAGGCATCAAGCTGCTTTATTTTCTTTCCTTTCTAAAGCAGTTCGTGGGGAGGCAGAAATGCCTCCTCATGTCATAGAGGAGTTTGGAGAGCTTTGTAAGAAAGCTTTAGAGAAACAATTCTCAAAAAGGGAAGAAGGTTTCAGATTACGCATGAGTAACATAGGCAAGCCCTTATGTCAGTTACAGATGGAAGCTATGGGTGTAGAAGGCGACCTGCCTGACTATGATTTTAAAATGCGTATGATTATAGGTGATGTATTAGAGGCAGTGGTAATATCTCTTTTGCAAGCCTCTGGCGTAGAGATAAAAAATAAACACCAAAAAGTTTCACTAGACGTCGATGGTAAGGAAATACACGGCGAATATGATATAGAATTATCCGATGGCATTTACGACATTAAAACTGTGTCTCCGTTTGCATTTGATTCTAAGTTCAATGCTGATGATGCTTTTGATAAAATAAATAACGCAGACTCTTTTGGTTATGTATCACAAGGGTATGGTTATGGGCTCGCATCCAAAAAACCTTTTAAGGGTTGGATTGCAGTAAATAAATCAACGGGGCAGATAGCTGTAGCCGAAGTCCCACCAAATGGTAAGCAGAAGGAGAATACCAAGAATGAAATACGGAATGTATACAAAGCAATATCTGATGAGAGACCTTTTAAGCGGTGTTTCACCGACACTGAGGAGTTTTATTATAAAAAGCCTACAGGAAACCGCACCTTGGGCATTGAGTGCAGCTATTGTGCCTTCAAATCTAAATGTTGGGACGGTTTGGAGTTCAGAAGACAGCTCCCAAGCAAAGGAAAAAATCCAAGATGGGTCTGGTACACACACATCACAGATGAGTGGCGTGACTCTCTTGATAAAAAGAAGGATGGATGATGACAAAATTGAGACAAAGATATTCAAGGTCTCCGAATACGAAGCCCAAGACTTCCTATCGCAACTCAACCACGATGTCCAGTTCCCACAAATCCAAGGAGCAGGCACGACGACAATCATCCCGGCAAAAAGTATCGTTGAAGTCCGTATCGAAAAAGATGAGCCCTCGGTCAGCAAAAGCAAAAGGACGAAAACTTCAAACATGGGTAGTAGAGAAACTTCTTAGTGTATTTAAGAGGCTAACTCCACTAGATGTGCGCTCAACCCCTATGGGGGTAAACGGGGTTGACGTACAGCTTTCTAGTCTAGCATACAAAAAGTTTCCGTATAACATTGAGTGTAAAAACACTGAAAGAATGCGAACAATATACAACTACTACGAACAAGCAATATCTCACGACCTGATTGATAATGATGGGGAACCTTTACTTATATTAAAAATGAATAGGCAGAAACCATTAGTAGTTGTAGATGCTGAACATTTCATTGAGCTAGTAGCATGTCAAAAAATAAAGTAGTTACATTAGAGAATGGTGATTCAGCTCTTGTAATAAGAAGAAATGTAGATGGTATGGGTAGTTATGATGTTGAGTTAACTTACAACTTTGATGAGAACATAATGCCGCATGATGAAATACTTTTTTTTACTCTACTGTTGCGTGGCATGGTGTACTATGCTACACATGATACAGACATACTTATATCTAGTGGAACAAAGAGTATAACTAATGACTACGACAAAAAGATTACAATCCATTGAAAGGAATATTATGGAACAAACAGAGCTGCCTTTTGGCTTACAAGATTTAGTTAATCATCCACCACATTACACGAATGGTGACATAGAGTGTATTGATGCTATGAAAGCTTCCATGTCTCATATAGAATTTTGTGGATATTTAAAAGGTAATGTGATTAAATATTTATGGAGATACAGAGACAAGGGTAAATCAATTCAAGACATAGATAAAGCCCTTTGGTATTTAAATAGACTAAAAGAGGAACTAACATGCCAAGAGAAGACGTCAAAGTAGCTGTAAAAATAATAGCTAAAATTGATTCGTCGGAGTTCACACCCGACTTGGAAGAATTACCTGTGCTCTTAGAAGAATATATAGAAGACTTAATACATGAAGTCTCTGGTATAACAGTTAAAGACGTAACCGTAGAACAAAGATAGGAGAAGAAATGAGTAACGCACTACCAACAGATTACCAACAGTTTATAGCAGTATCCAGATACGCCCGATGGCTACCAGAAGAAAACCGTAGAGAAACCTGGTTTGAAACAGTTAGCAGATACACAGATTATGTATGCAGTAAGGCTGACATTGACACTGACACACGAGAAGAAATATGGGATGCTGTGTATCAATTACAAGTTATGCCGTCTATGAGAGCGCTTATGACAGCGGGACCTGCCCTTGATAGGGACAATACAGCAGGATACAATTGTTCTTACTTGCCTATTGATGATTTAAAAGCTTTTGATGAAGCTATGTATATATTATTGTGTGGCACTGGTGTTGGCTTTTCTGTAGAGCGTCAGTACATAAGTAGATTACCAGAAGTGCCTGCTGAGTTAGTGGATATAGACGAAACAATAGTTGTGGCTGATAGCAAAGAGGGGTGGGCTAGAGCTCTTAGAAAGCTAATCACTTCACTTTATGACGGCAAAGTGCCTGCTTGGGACATATCTAAGGTACGCCCTGCAGGAGCAAGATTAGGTGTATTCGGTGGTAGGGCATCAGGTCCTGCACCTTTGGTAGACCTTTTCTCATTCACAGTAAAATTGTTTCGTGATAATGCAGGTCGCAAGTTATCTAGTTATGATTGTCACAACTTGATGTGTAAAGTCGGCGAGGTTGTCGTCTCAGGGGGTGTTAGACGTTCCGCTATGATTAGCTTATCAAATCTGTCAGATGGGCGTATGCGCCACGCTAAGAGCGGCACATGGTGGGAAACAGCTCCACAAATGGCACTAGCTAATAATTCCGTGTCATACACAGACAAACCAGACGGTGAAACATTCTTACGTGAGTGGACTTCACTTGTGGAAAGTAAATCAGGTGAAAGAGGTATATTCAATAGAACTGCTGCTAAAAAGCAAGCACAGAAGTATGGTAGGCGTGATTCTGACTATGAATTTGGTACTAATCCTTGCTCTGAGATAATCTTGCGCCCGTATCAGTTTTGTAATTTAACAGAAGTTGTAATAAAAGCGGATGACACTCCTGCGTCGATAGGACGTAAAGTAGAACTAGCTACCATTATGGGTACAATACAATCCACATTCACAAACTTTCCGTATTTACGAAAAATATGGAAGACTAACACAGAAGAAGAAAGACTTCTTGGTGTGTCACTAACTGGTATTATGGATTGTAAGTGGACTAATGGTAGAGGTGCAGAAGGTTTTCACTTATCAGAGTTCTTAGAAAAGATGAGGAGAAGAGCAGTTGAAACAAATCAAAGATGGGCAAAGTTACTTGACATCCCAGAAAGCAAGGCGATTACGTGCGTCAAACCAAGCGGAACGGTATCACAGCTTGTTGACTCAAGCAGTGGCATTCACGCTCGTCATAGCCCTTATTATATTAGGACTGTGCGTGGTGACAATAAAGACCCTCTTACTCTATTCTTAAAAGAGCAGG